TATACAACTAACTGACGTGTAGCACTATTCCAAGACTTAACAGTAGCAGTGACATTAGAGTTACCACCTGTTACAATCTCCTCGGCAACGAAGTCTCCACTACCACCATCTGCAACGTTAACACTTATTGCATTGGCATAATTGACCTCCACTGCATCAACTTCTGTGATTCCTGTGTCGATATCTTCGTCGCTGTACTGGAAGAGTTCACATCGTAGTCCCCAAGTATATTGTTTACCCAACGTGAAAAATGGTACTTCATACTCGACAAACTGGATCTCAAAGATCTTATTTGCCATCGGGAAGTATACGAGATCGCCTTCATTTGGTCTGCCCTCCACTATTAAGGTTGCGTTATCATCTACCGCAGTAGTGAATCTTGTTCTTGAGATAACAAACGTTGCCTGATCAGCAATTTGGACTCCGAATTTGGAGAACATATCACCGTCTCCTCGGAATCCTGTGTTGTCTTCAATGTATGCTTCTATCTCAAATGCTCCCTCAAACTTCGACATTGTATCCTCACCGAATACACTATCAGTTTTAACTAAAGTCCTTGGGATATAATAGACATTCTTACCGTACATCTTAATCTGCTCAATGACAAGACTTTCATGCATGTCTTGCTCACCTGTAGTGCCTTGTGTAAAGTAAGGGTTAGTAGCCATGTTATCCTATCATGTCTAATGGTGGAGTTTCCCACTGTTGTCTAAGTTGCTCATCCAAATCTTTCAACTCTTGGACTGCATCATTGTATATCATCTCCCCATTTAACGTGACACCACCTGGCATCTGGACGTTTTGGAATTTAGTCATGTTAGCACCCCACTGCTTCTTAATCTTAGCAGAAACATAATCTTTGACCCACATGTTGTCATATATCTCTGTCCATGTAGTAGGATCCAATGCTCTCCAACATTTAATAACAAAATACTGATCTAATAATACATCTGCTTGCCAATCCATATCAAGATATAATTTATCCTGAGTAGCAACATAACGAGTAGGTTTAATTCCTTCTAATAGGAAATCAATTGTACCTAAGTGTTGCTGAATCATATAGTAATGGTAGAACTGTGTAGATGTAAAATCATACAAGTCATTCAAACGCATCTGATATCTAATATCAAATATGTTTGCTGTGCCCTTATCAGTGAAGGAGAATATTCCTTCAATAGAAAGTATATGCTGTGGTATTTCTATATAAGTATTTGATTCAGTCCACGTAGAATTTCCAGCTGTTGAAGTAGTTGTAGTATCATTAGTATCCTTTGCCCTATCAAGATCCGCCTGAGTTATCTTATGCTTTAGGTAGACTCTCTCAGCACCATCATAATGGAACTGTTGAAACTTCTGCAATGTATAATCAATAGCGTCATCGCATTGATCATCAGAGACGTTGATCTCTAGTACAGGTTTACCTAACCTGCGTAAAGCATATTCTTTTAATTCAGATTTGGATGTTGGTGTTGCCATTTAACTTATAGAGCAGCGATTGCTAACTTGAATGCAGCAAAGTCAGCAGAGTTTGCGACAGTAGTTTTAAGAGTTGCTAATGTAATTGTCTCTGCCTGTAATGCAGAGTCAGCAGTTGCACCTTGTGCAGCAGTAGCGAAGTCACCTGTAGCAGATTGAGCAGCAGATCCAAGACCAAGAGTTGATCTTGCAGCAGCAGCGTCTGCGTCATCAATTAAAGTTCCACCGAAGGTACTAACAGCAGAAGCATCAAGTTTTCCAGTGATACCTGCAACAACACGAGCATCAGCACGAGCATTAGTATAGTAAAGGTTAGATCCTTCTGTTAGATCACCAGTGTCAGCAGCTGCAATTCTTGCGTCTGCTCTAGCATTAGTGAAGTAAAGGTTAGTTGATCCTTCAGATAGGTCATCTGTATCAGCAGCAGCAATTCTTGCGTCTGCCCTAGCATCTGTATAGTAAAGATTTGTGCCTTCAGATAGGTTAGTTGTTGACTTACTTGATAGGTCAAGGTTTGCACCAACTTGTAATGCAATACGAGCATCACCACGAGCAGTAGTCCAGTAAAGGTTACTACCCTCACTAAGATCTCCAGTGTCAGCAGCTGCGATTCTAGCATCTGCCCTAGCATCTGTGTAGTAGAGGTTAGATGATCCTTCAGAAACACCATCAGTATCAGGTGTTGTGTATGAAATAACACCAGTGCTACTATTGTACGCTAGTGATCCAGATACACCTATATGCCCTCTAGTGCGAGCAGCAGTTGTAAATAGATTTGTGGATCCCTCTGTGACGTTATCGGTGTCGATATCAGACTGAGTAACAGAAAGTGTTCCACTCGAATGTGAAATACCTGTGCCATATGTAAAGTGGGTGCGTGTCCTAGCAGCAGTTGTAAAGAGATTTGTTGATCCCTCAGTTATGTTGTCAGAATTAACATCTGCTTGTGTGACTGATAATGTATATGTATTAGCACCGTCATCATATACCTTAGTAACACCAGTACCAGCAATGATTAGAGCATTGATTCTGTCATCAACTCTCTCATCTGTATAGTATAGATTAGACCCTTCAGCAACGTCATCTGTATCATGGTTAGATAGAGATGCGATAGTTGTAGGAGTGGTGTAAGAAATAACACCAGTGGAAGCATTGTATGCTAGTGATCCAGATACAGAGATATGTCCACGAGTCCTTGCAGCAGTTGTGAAGAGATTAGTAGATCCTTCAGTTACGTTGTCAGTGTCAATGTCTGCCTGAGTAACAGAAAGTTCTCCACCACCCGATAACTCAACACCGTTACCATACGTGAAGTGAGTTCTCGTTCTAGCTGCAGTGGTGAAGAGGTTGGTAGATCCTTCAGTGAAATTGTCAGTATTTAGATCTGACTGAGTTGCACTCAAGGTTAACATGTTACCTGCGTCGTCATAGGTAGCAGTAATACCTGTGCCACCATTAATTAAATTGGCGACTCTATCGTCTACACGCTCTTCAGTATAATAAAGATTTGTACTACCTTCTGCTAATGCATCAGTAGTGTGGTTTGCAATACTACCAACCTGTGACTGGAAGAATGTAATGTTACCAGTGATATTCAAGTTACCTTGAATCTCGAAGTCAGTTGTTGACTTGAAGTTAGTAACAGTAAGTCTGTTTTCAAATGGGTTGTATTGTAAATTCTGTGAGTCTGTCCTAATTTCAGTGTTACCAGATGTGGTAGAAACGAAAGTAGGATAGTAAGTTAGGTTAGAAGATGCTGTCTCAGTAACGTCAATTAGAGATGCAGTATCAGCATTACCTGTTAGGTCACCAGTTACATCACCAGTGATCTGTCCTGTTACACCAAGTGTGCCACCTATGGTGGTGTTGTTTGTTACGTCAAGAGTACCAAGAGTTGAGGTACCAGTAATCTCTGCATTACCAGATGTGGAATGCAATGTAATCTTGTCAGTGCTAGATCCATTCTGTAACTTAAGTGTCTTAGATCCACCACGCAATACAACACTGTCTTTTAATAGTGAAGTAGAGTTAACAGTAAGTGTGCCATCTAGTTGCTGATTACCATCTACATTAAGATCAGAATCAAAGTCTACATTCTGTGTGACATTAAGAGTGTCATCAATGACAGTAGTACCAGCGACATCTAAGGTGCCATCTATTGTGGTATTACCAGTAGCACCAGCAACAATAAACTTGCTAGTGTTAACGATAATAGATCCAGTGATATTAGCATTAGACGTAAGGTTAAGTGTGTTAACATCAGCAGTCGTTAGAGTTGTTGTACCTGTTACTCCCAGTGTTCCTCCAATGAGAGTGTTACCAGATGCACCAACGATAGAAATCGTAGGAGCATTGTTTGGACCCATATAGAAGTCTTCACCGAAGAAGACATCCTTAGCAATTATTGCACCACCTGTTACGTTAAACGCAGCAGTGTCAATTAGGTTAGCAGGATTAGTAGCATTAGTAACGGAGGTAACACCAGTGATACCAACAGTGTTAGTAACATTAGTAGCTCCATTAACATCCAGTGTTCCTTGAATATCCGTGTTACCATTGTCTGAGTCTATTACAAACTTATCTACTCCAGCATTAGTCTGGATTTTAAATTCTTCGTTATCTGCCTGTAAATTAAATGATGCTCTAGTGGTAAGGTTACCATCTACATTAACTGTAGAATCAAAGTCAGCTGCTTGAGTAACATTAAGAGTATCATCAATAGTTGTAGCACCCTCTATGTTTACAGTGCCTTGTATATCTGTGTTACCGTTATCAGTATCAACTTCAAACTTAGTTAGACCAGCAGCATTCTGAATAACAACTAACTTGTTATCTGCCTTAACTGTTAAACCATCTGTAATAGTGGTTAAGTTATCTACGTCAAGAGTACCATTGATAGTAAGGTTATCATCTACAACTGTCTCACCAGTAGCAGAGTCAAGAGTTAAGTTACCAGAGGAAGTATCAACTTCAGAAGCACCTGATACACCAATCTGAATGTTATCAGCAGTGATGTCAGTAGATGTAACTGCCTGATTAAACTGGACTGTACCTACAAATGCATGTGCATCAGTATTAGCATTACCAATAGTGGTGTTACCATTTACATCTAAGGTACCAGTGACTGTGAGATTATCATCGACTTGAGTCTCTCCAGTTGCGGAGTCGAGGATAAGGTTGTTTCCAGTAGTTGTGCTAATTTCAGAATCAGAGTCCACACCGATAGTAACAGCATCAGCTGTGATATCTGTGGAAGTGATTGCTTGGTTGAATTGAACTGTGCCTGTAACACTATGACTATCGCCAGAAGCATTACCGATACTAGTATTACCATCAACGGTAAGGGTACCATCAACCTTGGTATTCCCATCGACATTAAGATTATTATCAACATCTAAATCATCTGTTACATTAACGGTGCCACCTGCTGAATCTAATACTAGATTTCCAGAGGTTGTATCAATTTCTGTTGCACCAGATACACCGATCTGAATATTATCAGCAGTAATATCTGTGGAAGTAATCGCTTGGTTAAACTGGACAACACCAGTTACAGAGTGAGAGTCACCAGCTGCGTTACCAATAGTTGTGTTGCCATCAACTGTAAGAGTACCAGCGACTTCTGTATTACCTGTGTTAGCAGTAACAACAAACTTATTACTATTAATTCTAAAGTCATCGGTTATGTCTACATCACCTACGATGTCTACATTACCATCTACAACAGCATTACCAGATACGTCTAAATTCTCTCCGACAAATAGACTTAATCCAATACCAGCACCACCACCAACTGTTAAGGTACCTGTACCTGAGTTAGAAGCATTGGTAGTATCAAACAGTGCTAAACTACCAGCATCTAAACCTGATCTTGTGCCAGAGAATGCTTCAGAGTTATTAGTTGCAGCATGATATAAAGCATATCTTGAAGCAGAAGTATCCCAACCAAAGAATCCAATCTTAGCAGAGTTATCATAGTATCTAAATTCAATACCACGATCTTTAGCATCTGACTGACCAGGTGCAGTGTCCCCGCCAAGAGTAAATACAGTGTCATCTATAGTAACTACAGTGCTGTTAACTGTGGTTGTAGTACCATTAACTGTGAGGTTACCTTCGATTAATGCGTTGGTGTTGACTGTTAAACTTCCGTCAACTGTGACATCATCAGTAAATTGTGATACTGCATTGACTGTTAATACATCAGTATTAGCATCACCAATAGTTGTTAGTGCCCCAGTAATATTAACTTCACGATTGAATGTTGCATTACCGTGGACTATGATAGCACCATCAGTAGCATTACCTTGTCCTGCACGTCCTATAGTTGTGAATCCTGATTCACCTAAGACAGAGAATTCTACGTTATCGTTAGTGCCAACCTTACCAATATAGAAGTCATCTCCTACATGTAAATCTTGGACAATACCTACACCACCTGCAACTCTTAACTGAGCATCAGCATCGTTAGCGAAGTCTGCATTATGTGCTGCACCACCACCTAAGTAGGTGCGATACAATACATCTAAGTTATTAAGTAGAGAAGGACGTGTGCGAGCAGTGCCAGCATCCTTAACTACAATACGATCAGAAACATATAAATCTCCACCAACACGTGCGTCTACATCTACGTTAAGACCACCGTCTATATCTACTGCACCTTCTCCAGTCTTGGTGATAGCATCATCAGCAGTAGTATCAACTGCTATGTTAGTAGTAGTCTCAAATGTTGCTAGACCAAGGTTATTTAATGTGCCTTCAATATCTGTATTACCAGATGCACTTGTAACTTTAAATGTCTGTGTTGATCCATTGGTAATAGTAAAGAATTTACCATTGGTATCAAGAGTTATATCATCATGGAATACTGCATCTAAATCAACATCCAACTCATCATTAAGAGTTGTCTTACCATCAACATCTAATGTGCTATTAAATGTTACTCCAGCATCTACGTCAAGAGTACCATCTGTATGTGTATTACCGTTGTCAGAATCTACATCAAATACACTGACACCAGCAGCAGTTTGAATATCAAATTTCTTATTGTCTGCTTTAATAATAAGGTTATCTGTGATCTCAGTTTCTAACTGAATATCAACTGTACCTTCTATAACTGTGTTACCTGTGTCAGTATCTACAGTAAACTTATCTACACCAGCAGCAGTCTGAATCTTAAAGTCTTCGTTATCAGACTTAATTAATACAGTATCATTTATTTCTGTCTGACCTGCAATGGTGACTTCACCACCTATATGTGCATTCTCACTAAGTCCAAAACCACCCGTAACTACCAGAGTCCCCGTAGTGGTCGAGGTAGATCCTGTGTTTGTTGTGAGAGCGAGGTTACCAGCAATGACAGGAGCATCAGTTCCAGAGAAGATTTCAGCCGAGTTTGTGGCATCGACGAGAAAGCGATAGCCGCCAGTGCCTGACCATATATTAGAGTTTGCATAACTTGAGTCCCAACCAAAGAATCCTACTCTTGCAGAACTACTTTGATAATATCTAAATTCTACACCACGATCAAGTGAATCAGCTGCTTGTGGTGCAGTATCTCCACCTAATGTAATAATTGGATCATCTACAGTCAATGTGGTACTGTTAACTGTAGTAGTTGTACCTTGTACTAAAAGGTCACCCCAAATTTCAACAACACCTGAAGATGAATCATTAGTATCATTAGGGTCAAGTATGAAGTTACCTACAGGGTCACATGCTAATACGTTTTGCTTACTATGGAAGTTTTCAAAACATACACGACCATGCTGATAACCACCTGTGGCATCAGTAGCATGAAGTGTAATACCGTCATCAGCAGAAATCGCAATCCTTGCTTCACCAGTACCAGCATTGGTCATCTGGATGTTAAGGTTTTGATTAGAATCTGAGTCTTGTGTATTCTTTATCCAGAAACTACCTTCACCAGTCTTCTCAATATCCTGAGTTACATCACCATCAAGTATGAAATCTGGATCACTGAATAATGTTTTTACATTAATATCAACTTCACCAGCACCACCATCACCAGTGTTATTAGCACCGAAGAGAAGATTGCCTGAAGTATCGTTGACTTTAACATAGTTTAAATAATTGAAACCTCTATAACCAGTAGTAGCAGTCAACTCCTGGTCTAATTCAAAGTCTTCTTTTGTGTTACCATCTGCAAAAGAGACACGGTTGTTTTGTAGTTGAAGATTATCTACACCTCTCTGTGCGATACTAACAAAACCACCTTCTATAGCATTACCATTATCCCATAGAGTTACATCAAAGTCTTCTTGGTCAAAAGATGCAACACCCTTTTGAGGTGCTAATGCAGTACCAAGATATCTCCACCCATTAGTGTCAGATGTATCTGTATGAGAAGGCTCCCCGCCACCAGCCGATACGTCGGCAATTGCTTCATAAAGTTTATCCGTTGAGTTTTTAACTTTGTCGTATCTGCTATAAGTAGCAGCATTATCAAATACTGGATCAAGACTACCTTGCTTTGCAGTAGCAATAGCAGAGGTCTGAGCATATGTCAGACGACCATATCTATCTACTGTAAAGTTTGTAGTGTTGACTGTCTCATCACCTGTCGTTGCAGATAAAAGAGGTGTGTCTGCGTTACCTACAGGGTTGTAAGTACCGACAACAACTGTTGTATCAGCGAGGTCAATGAATGGATTGTTAGTCTGACCAGTACCATTTTGTACAATAATACGGTTAGATCCACCAGTAATACTTCTACTAACAATGGTACCTTCTGACTGTCTAGACAGAATACCAAAGGTAGTCATGTTTGCCAACGCAGTTAGATCACTGTCTAATGGTTGTGCGTCAGCAATTCCATATGCAGCCAAGGTTGTTGGATTATCAGCATCAACAATACGACCACGAGAGTCAATTGTTACCTGACTGTATGAACCTGTTGCACCTAGGTCATTGGAATCATAATGAGGAAGAGTTGGAACATAGTTCAACTCAGCAGTGATAGTTAGGTTCGAGGATCCATCGAACGTACCACTACCCGACATATCACCACCAAGAGCAATATTTCGAGCGTTTGCTAATCTAGTTGCAGTAGCAGAGTTACCAACAAGTGATGCAGTAATGGCACCTGCTTCAAAGTTACCGTCGGCATCTCTCTTAACTAGGGTGTTTGCAGTATTAGATTCAGTTTCGATTGGTCTCTCATATTTAAGAGAGTTCCAAGCGGTCACACCATCTCCTACTTTCAGTCGGGAGGTATCTATTTCGATACCCAACTCACCTTGAGCTAAGATTGGATTGACGTTAGCCCACTGCTGTGCACCATCACGTCTTAGTTGTAGTCTATTTGCCATTTACTTAAAGGGATCCTTCAGAGCACAGTCTTACTGGTTTATTTATGCGTCCGCAGGTGCCTCTTCAACTTTTTCCTCTTCAACTGGAGGATTAAGATACTCTAGTGTCTCAATGGCACCGAGTAATTTGAGAGCAGTCTGCTCATTATCTTTAATCTTTTTAGCAAGAGACTGATTCTCGTTAATAAGATCTGAATAACGTTGTTTAAATTCTGCTGTAAGTTCACCTGGGGTTTTTGTTTCTGTCACATCAACTGGCATTGTTTTTCTCCAAAAATTTTAAAAGCATGTTTTTCATGTCACTTATATCTGATTTTAATGCATCAACGTCGGTTTGTAAAGAGGTGAATTGCTTCTCCTTTTTTTCACGTTTGTTATATGATGCCATATATTGATCATATTGTGATTTGTTACAATTCACAACTGCATTAGATGCAGGATCTCGATACCATCCATCCCTGTTGTCAACTGGGATTAGGTCAGGTTTGAAAACCTGGATATGATCTTCGGGTTCTTGCATACTTGACAAAAGAATAATAATTAATTATACTCAACCATGTAAGGGTTGGGATCAATACTCTATGTAGCTAACGCTATAGCACGTAGATCTGCGATTAAAGGAACTCGTGCCTGATTCTTGGATCGCATAACGATCTTAATCTGGAAAGCATTAAAACTTAACCCACGGACTTCATAAGGATAGTCCTTCCAAAGATATTCATCTGTTGGAGTGGTATCATAATCAACAGCATTGGCACTTTGTAATGGATCGCCAACATAAGTCCAACCAATAGTAGCAGGATCTGTGTTGTCTCCAGTCTTAAATGCCTTATAGTATAATCTAATCTCTGTAGAAGGATGTCTAGTAGTCTGGAAATCTATCTTCAGAGATCTAGCCTCAGAACCGAGGCGAGCGAGACGTGTTATATAAACAGCATCATTCTGATCACCTTGAGGTAATGTAGATACATCTTGTGTCGTATCTATATTATTCTGCTGACCGTATGGTTCAGGACCACCAGGCCAGTAGTTGACTCTATTTGAGGTAGTAATCAACGAGAGTCTATCTAAGTCAATACATGGAGATAGAGTCTCTTTTTCTGTAGTTAAGACGAGTGCCATGTTAAAGGACTTATTACCGTCTAATTTGTTTTGCTCATTTATCTTAGAGCAAACCATTTGAGGTTGCTCGAATTGATTGAGTTGATTCAATACAACATCAAGATATTGACCACTGTTAATGAATGAGTTCTGGTCAACAACAGTTGATCCATTACCTATTGATGTAGCAGTAGTAGTATTAACACGAGCAGTAATACTTGTCTCTGGTAATACCATCGTTGAGACAGTAGGTGTTAGAGATTCAAACTGGACGTTCTGAGATGCCCAAACATCTGTACCTCCACCACGAATACCATTAGTTGCCACATGATCTATGTGTAACATATAGGTATCTAACCAAGGACATGATATTGAAGTATGGACTTTATTCAACTCTATGAGAGGAATACCGTCTAAGTTATAACATTGGACTATAGATCCAGATCCATGCTCAACGTCAGCAGTGCTACTAGCACCACGTCCACTTGTTGCAACTGAGATAGATTTACCATCAGATGCAATGGCAGAATATTGTATAATTTCATCGTCGATCTTAAGATATCCTGGATTTAAGTTACTAATTGCAGCACCACCAATGAGTGAGTGGAATTGACTTGCATCAGATAACTGAATAGTAGTAGCACCAGCAGCAAGAGTAGTTGTTAGTGTTGTATCTGGTACTTCAGATATAATACCTGATACCTCTACGTTGTTAGTCCTTTGATGCATACCGTGGTTTCTGTGGTATACCAATACTTCTTTATCATCCGCAGGGAATGATGGTGAAGCAGTTGGGTATGCTACATATGAGTCACCACTATATGTGGCACTCGTTAGAGTAGCACTTGTGCCTCCAGCTTCTGATATAGTATCACTTAAGTCAAACTGTTTAGAAACATAATTTGCATAGACTGTGATAGCAGATGCTGTACCTCCACCAGGGAGTGTAGCACCAACAGCATAGTATGCTGTAACTGTAGCATTTGCTGATGAAGTTGATCCACTTAATGCATCACCTTCAGCGAATACACCATTGTATATTGCTGATAATTCAAAGACTACAACTGACTGAGATGATCTTATTCCTTGGAATGGATCGTTATTAGCATCTAAAAAACCTGCGGCAAACGTACCATCTATATCAGTGATTGTAATCTTCTCAGGATCTGATACAGCATCAAACTCTTTAATAGTTGCTGAAGCACCAGATGGTTGCTGAACTATTCTCGCACCGATAGTAAAGTTGTAGTTATTACCACTGGGCAAAGTTAGTTGTTGTGTCGGTTTCAGTGTTAGTATTGGATTCTCTATGAGATTTTTGGTACCACCATTACCACGTCCTAACTCAGCGTTATTCATCATTGCAGTACCAGTCATGCTAGTAAAGTTAGCACGATAGACAGTAAACTTCATGTCCTCATACTGGTCTGCTGTCCATGTAGATGCGTTTTGTGATTTGAATAACACACCTGCATAGGGTTGCTCAGATATAGTCCTTGTTCCTGTGACATCTATATCACCCATTCGTGATATCCATACTGTATACTCATTAGAGTCAGACAGTAACACGAAACAGTATTCAATAGATTGCTTAATGTATACAGGAGATCTGAATGTAAATCTTGATGGGATAGCAGCGTTGTCAGATAATTCAACAGCTGATGGGTTAATAGTTACATCAGAGAATGGAAGAATATCCTTAGTAGGATAACCATTTTCCATTGTCCTTATCTGCATAGAGATAGGAATGTTAGCATCCTTAGTCTTGAAGAATATATCAACACCAGTTAGGAATACACCACCTTCCTCATCACATATGAATGATTGAGCAAGAGGGTCATACCAACCAATCTGTCTAGTCTCAGTCCTAGTAGTAATAACTTGTCTAGTATCTGAAACAGTATCTTTAACTAACTCAGCATTTCTTACAGCAAGAATAGTTTCTCTAACTGTCTTCAACTGACCAGCAGCAGTGTAGATAGTTTCAGCAGATGAGTCTACAGCACCACTACCCTTAGCATTAGTACTTGATGTAGTAAATCTAAATGTCCTAGATCCAGTTGCCCAACGTGGGTTGGAATCATTACCTGGGTTAGGAATAAAGAATGTACCTCTTAGACTACCAATATTGTCTGTTAATAGACGACGGTCTTTAACTACAGCACGTGCACCAGAAGTCTGGCCTATTAATACCTCACCGACGTTAACATTTCCATAGAAGTTAGGGTTAACTGTCTCTGCTAATGAAGTAACATCGATGTTAATGTATGGAGTTTGAGATGCATATGACTCTGCTAAAGTAGCAGTACCAGTGCCATATGGGTCGGTTGCATATCCATCATTTGCAGGAGCAACCTTCAAACGACATCCTGAAATACTACCAACTACAGTCTCACCAACAACAAAAGGAGTTTCATTAGTGTTAGGATCAGCAGTAGATGACTTAACGATCTCAACAACCTTAGGTGTGATGTAAGTAGTTACGTTAACACCATCGAAGAATGCATAAACTCTTGTACGAGGCTTCATTCTTTCAACATTAAATCCTACGTTACGAGATCTAATCCAAGGAATCGCTGTTTGTGATAGAGTAAAGTCACCTAAAGATTTCTTATCAATCTTGGGTACAACTTTAGTCCTAATACCTTGTCTTGCTTGGTTATTAACAACCCTCCAAGTCCTTCTTTCATGTACGAATAGTGGTTGTCTTCCCTGTCCATGACCCAATCTACCTAGTCTACGACCACCTGCACTGAAAGATCCAGATCTATTTCTAAATTGAGAAGTAGATTTTAGTGTCCTACCAGTCCAGTTAGTCTTCCAAGATCCCCACTGAATAGGAGCAAATCCATCTCCATCAACCTGCATATCTCTTGATACAGCAGAGAAGTCACCTTCTACGTTTTCCACCCTTGCTGGCATACGCTTAGTATCAATCCAGTCATCAGATGCAGGAGTTAAATCAACACGTCCAATGAATGTAAAGACGTTGAATGGGTTTACATTCTCTGTCCTAGAAGCATATGGTTGTGTAATAATTGCATGGTCATCCCAAGGTAGGAGTGCCATATTACCAGTAGTCCTGACTATATTAGTAGACTCTGATTCATTTAATGCTAGAGGTACGTTAGTTGTATAGTGAGAAGGTCTTAGGAATCCATTCTGGAAGTCAAGAGAGCACTTATAGTCAACGTTAAGTACGTCACCAACGTTATGATCAGTAAAGTCATCAACAACGTAACCATTCTTAAGACGGTCAAATCCGTTGTCATCATATGTCTTAGTATTTTCTGCCTGTGTCTCTAATAGAGATAGTGATGTGTAATATTCTACATGCTCAAGACGTTGCTCAAGGTCACCAATATCCTTCATAGTATAACGACGGATAATCTCAGGGTTAATAAGAATATCTCTTTCTACATCATACACATAAGGACGGTATTCAATCTGTGCTAATAACATAGCATTGTCTATACCGTCTGGTGGTGGTAGATCCTCAGAAGATACACCTCTCACCATCTTAAGTTGATTATCATGTGTTAGATATAGTTTATCTGCACGAGGGAGATAGTATGAGTAGTCCATACGGATCTCTGTATTAACCTTCGGTATGTCGAAGATAGTAGATCCACCTGCACCACCAGAGGTATCAAATTGTCTTGCACCAAAGTCTAGTGAAGCACATTCTACTAAGAATGGATTAGATACTGTACCATCTCTAGATGCTAACTCACCTACACCTGGACGGAAATCAACTTGGTCTCTTAGGAAGTTAATAGATCCATCTAGTTTATAGGTTGGAATTTCTGAATAGTTAATACCAGTATATGACTGTGATGAGAAGTAATCTCCAGATGATTCATGTACGAAGTAGTCAAATATGATTAACAGTTTACGAATTGGAGGTGTATACTGTGGGTATCTTGTGATCTTAGATACGTCATAGAAGTGTGCTTTCTGCCCTGCTTCTAATGTATACTGAGTAGTTACAACCTTACTACCTCTAGTTACAGATCCTTCTGCATCGTCAATGATAGCACTCAATGGTAACCCATCGTCATCTTGGCCATCAATAGTCTCACCAGCAGCAAATGGGATCTCATTCAATTGCACAACATACAATCTCAATGTTGAGTTAATGAATTGAATTACCCTACCACGTGCTCCAGAAGTCCTACCAATAACAACAGATCCGTTATCAAAGAAGGTTGATTCTGTTAATACAATGTATGGTGGAGTAGCGTCATTATCATTCTCAGACTCATATACAGCATGTATATTGTATACATCATTCAATGCAAATGAGATCTCTTCATCCTCAATACGTGTGCCATACAAGTTACCATAGGCAAGACCGTATTTTGGTTGGTCATTATTAATTCTTGTGCGAAGGACATTAAGACATCTCATCTTAGCAGCAGTCTTAATCTTCTTCGATACAATATTCTTAGATATCAATGCTGTTAACTTAACTGTGTTAACATTTGCTAGACCATCAATAGTAACTGACTGTCTGTCAGCACCAAAGGTAACTGTTAATGTACCTAATTCATTGAGTGCATCAATGTTAAGGTTATCACCAACAGACCATGCAGATCCTGATTCAGCAATGATAGTTAAGATATAGTTTTCGTCATCTAGTGTTGCAAACTGCTCTGATTCAGGTAATGAAACAGTAACACCACCAGAAACAACAGTCTTATTATTAAATGTCCTGTATACAAAGAATGACTCATCAGAGATTGCCTTCATTGATGTGCGAGGACAGTCAATTGATAATTCACCATTCTGATAATCCTTCTGGAATATGAAAGGACGCATTCTAGCCAGTGTGTTTACCTCACCGTCGGCATTTCCACTACCTTTCTTAAGTCCTGTCTCTACTAGTGCATGCTGTTGTAAGTAATCAAAGATGTATGATGACTGACCTGATGCAGCATTTTGTGCTGTAGTATTAATAGCACCAGGGTCTACTCTCATAATTCTAAGAGTATTTTCACCCTCATCAGAGGTGTTGGTTGATGTTATAACTTCACCTGGACGTAGGTCTTCTGCAAACTTAGTTCTAAATCCTTCGATTCTACCATTACCAGCACTGTCGATAGTAACAGTTGCACCTTCAATAACTCTTACATCATTGAGCATCCAGTTACAACCAAATACTACAGTACCTGATCCAGCAGAGTTTTGTCTACCAAGACACTTTCTAGTATCAGTTAGGTTATATGTGTGAGCTGCTTCTAGAGTACCAACAACTCGGCCATCACGCTCGATAACCTCGCCATTTATGAAGGCACCTGAGACTTGCTCAAGCATACAGTCTGTTGAACCTGGTGCAGATCCTTCGTCACCAACGTATCCTCTTGCCCTAGAAGTCCTTCCTACTAGCACATCACCGACTGCTACAGAGTTATTACCAGCTGCAAAGTTGATGGCAGTAAACATAGTGGGATCCATTATCCATAGTTCCCATACTCCTGTTACAGAAGATTCCTGAAGTTGGACAGTACGTGCTCTACCAATCTTTCTACCAGTAACAGTATTAGTGGTATTTAAAGTCCACTCATCGTACAACTCAAGTGTTTGATATGCTTGTGATACACCCTCACCAGTTAGCTCGGGCCATCCATATACATCATAAACTTTTACCATCTGTCCTAGACGGAATGCTAAGATGGCGTTATTTACCGATGCAAAGTCTCTTGGTTTAGGAGCATCCACATATTGTGGTACTAAAAACTCAGTCCTATAACCCTTAACATATGCTCTACCTGGGCTAATCTCATATGTTAATAGATCATCTGATGCTAAATTACCTGACTGTGTTGTTTCTCCTACTCTATAAACACCATTATTAAATCCGTCATCAAGAGTCTCTCTTGCTTTAACAGTAAAGGTGTCAATTACATAGTCTCCACTTTCTTCAAAGGTTCTTCTTGCGAGAGATCTTTCAAGTTCTGAATATGCTGTGTGAGTAACAAACTGTTCAACCTTTGAGTTGTTAATACGCAGTAATTCAATGAAGTTTTTATCTGTCTCGTCTGCGATAGGCTTCTTAGTGAGAGAAGTTTTAATTCTAAATCTGTGACCACCTGGAGCAGAATAGTTCGATGTGCCAGCTGCGTTGTCATTAAGAGACGGATCATCTTCTGGCGTAACAATTGACTCTGATACTTCCAATCCAACTCTATATGAGGGATTGTTAGAGTATTGGTCAAGGATGAGATATGATGATGGAATATCAACGAAATGTCCTCGGATAAAGTATACACCTGCATTAATATATGCAGTAGAAGCAACTGCTGTTGCATCTGTTGGAAGTAATTGAGCGAAGGGAGATCCAACCTCAATCAATGTTGTACCGAAGGTGATTTCATTTTCGGCCAATAGTTGCTCGTTGGGTTGAAAAGTCTTGATACCAGTGCCACTTACAGTATCACCTGACTCAACATACTTAACGTACAATGTAATATATCCCTTCGTAGACTCCGTAGAGGGGATTGAATATAATACTTTTGCTTTAATACCTGTTGTAATACCCTCGATAATTTGTCCTGTTATCTGGGTACGATATGTCTCAACATCTACTCCTAAGAAAGACTGTTGGACTACGACTGCTTGAACCTGTAGGTCATAACCAACCTGACCAGGTATAACCATAGCACCTTCTCTAAAGAAGTGCTGTCCAATCGACTCCATCTGATTCTGGAGAATCGACTGCATAGTCGTGAGTTCTCTTGCTTGAATCGGATATCCTGGTCGGAATAGGACTCTGTAAAAGTTTTTATCCTTATCGAAATCGTCAAAATAAGGACTAATATTTAGATTAGTATTCTGTGGCATTGAATTAGAACTCGATTACGATTTTGATATCCTCTATCTGGTCACCAGCACGAGTGATTGCTCCTCTGTTATCTATGTAGATAACGTCACCTGAGTTAGGATCTACTTCTGCTTTTGCATAACCATTAGTGAACGCCATACCTAGATCATATTCTGCGTTGTTTATAACCCTCGTGGAGGATCCTGAAACAATTGGGAAGTTAATATCTGGGTCAGCAGATGCACCAGAGGTTGCACCTACTATGGGGTTACCACCTTCAAACTCGATTAGGTTACCAGTAAATTCAGGGAAGATACCATCAACTCTATTCTGATAATATTTAAGTACCTTAGTAGTACTATTCCATGATATGACACGTCCTCTTGCTGTTACCTGCTGTCCACCTACAGTACGAGATTGTGTGATAATCTCATCTGTTTGGAAGTTACCAGTAAACGTAGGTGCAAAGATAGACGCTTTTGTTGCACTCAATGTTAAATCTGAGGTTAACTCTTGAGTACCAAACTTGTTAGGATTAATTACCAAACCAATACGACGGTAGTCGTTATCAGTTGGGAAGTCACCAGATCCTTCATCGTAGGTGAACTTTGTGTTGATCATCACACGGAAACCACCCAACTCAGTTGCTGGTGATGCACCATGTCCCATCGATGGAGGTATTACAACTTCAACGCTACCACCAGTACCTGTTCCAGCACCAATACCGTTGACTTCATCAATAATTACTTTACCAAAGGTGTATCCAGATCCACCAGATGTCACAGTAGCAGAAGCAATTCTACCACCATCTACAACAAGTGAGACTCTACCACCTACACCGTCTCCTTTAATAGGGACGTTTTCATATGTACCATTATTATAACCACTACCAGATGATCCAATGATAATAGTATCAATCTCTCCACCAATAGCATCTGCTACAACAGCAGTATCCTCAAGCACAGGCATATACTCGTTGGAGAAGAATTTTAAGACTTGACCAACAGGGATCGTATACATATACTTCCAACGGTAGCCATCAGCAGTCGTGATGATAGATGTTGATGTCCCAGTGGGCTCAACAGTAGAAGGTTTACCGTTAGGATCAGAAGGAGATGTCCCGTTGTAAATGCACTTATAGGTTTGATAGGACGAGTTAACAACGTAGAAGTCAGCGTCGTAAAGTTTAGTCGCACCCGATGATGCAGTTTTAGTCGAGGAGTAATCATGGCGATACATATCATAAACATAACCCAATCCACCAGTTGTTTGCTCTGGGGGAATCCAGTCGGTACGCCTGATAACCTGAATAGTGTCATTTGCTAACACTCTCTTCAAGGAGATCATGTCCGAATAGTCATCCGCAAATTCTTGGAATGAATCTACTGGGTCTGGAGGTGCATTCTCATTATCCCAAGGTTGGGGTCTGCCTATGAACACATAAAGACGATCTCTAGCACTACCTGCCAACAGGTCAGACTGCGTAGGATCTGGTCCTTCAAGTGCTTTCCTAAACCTTTCGGCAGTAAAGATTCTAAATTGGTCGGTAAGTAACGCCATTGTTAACGATTGCCTTCTTTATATTTATAGGGGTTATTCATCCTCATTTCTGACAGCACCAGTATATTCAACAGAGAATATCTTAGCAGTCGCACCAGAGGTGTTCCCTTGTAATGTTTCACCCACAGTCCAAAGGTAAGTTGTACCGTTTGGAGAAACAAGATCTTTTATGGTTAATGTGTGCAAACCTTCATTAGTACCTATCACAGGACCTGCGGTGATACCAGTAGAATGAGCAGTCATACTTGAAGTTTGACCTTGCACTTGCTCGGATGATGTGAATGTATTACTATTAATATATTCAACGATTAGAGTAGCAGTAGATGTATGAGTATCTCCATCACCTAAAGCACCAGCAGACTGAATAGTTGCAACTAGAGACTGTGGATTACCATCATATATCTGATCACCTGCTTGGAATAGAGTAGTATTCTGTCCACCAAGTGTCTCCTCTATACCATATTTAGACGAGGCAATGCCACCATCTAAGTTAATCTGGTTTTCAAACTCAGTACCAGTGTTAACTAAGTCGATAATTCCATCACCCACACCGTCTAATTCATCATCATCTTCAAACTTTCTATTAAGAATAAGACTTAGAGGAGTAGTAAATGCAACGATATCATTACCTTCAAACTCTATTAATGTGTGAGGAGCAATACCAGTACCTGATGCTCCAGCAGTACCACCAACAAATGCTATAATTTTAGACTTTTCATTGGATCTACCACCATCAATAAACGCTAGTTCATCAACCTCAAAGGTTAAATATAGTGCTCTTTGCACAGGATCCCAGTCATATACTATAGCAACTCGGTTATTAGATGATTCAATAACCCTTCTAACCTTGTCAGTTACTTGGAAATTATATGCAGTTAGTCCTGTATTTGGATCATCCTGTAGGTTATCTAAGATAACTTTCTGGTCAAAACGGAAGTTAACACCTCTGTCAACACCAGTAAATGAGTCATAATCATCACCAAGTGATACAGCAGTCTTACCTGTATATCTTACAATCTCTCTACCTATCAATAACTTACCTGAACCTGGATAAGGATCAGTAGTCTGCACAGTTATTGTACCAGTACTAGACGTAACATTAGATGTTAGTCCAGTTATATCATATACAGTAGAGTTTAGAGACTGCCTATTTCTTGCTTCTCTAATTAGGTTAGTATCTCTAGTAAAGATAATCTCTGGAGGAGTGGTATATCCACCTCCACCTGTCAATAGATCTATACTAGTAATCTTACCAAGATTAATGAATGCTTCAGCAGTAGCACCTGATCCACCACCTTTAATAATTTGTATAAGAGGAGGTGTCTCAAAGAATTCACCTTCATTAGTTAAAGTAATCTTTGAAACTTCACCAAACTGATTAACATTAGCAACACCAGTAGCACCTTGGCCACCACCACCGCTAATGATGATATTTACGTCTTCCTCTGTGTAGTTTCTACCTTGTTCCTGTATAGCAAGAGAAGTTATCAAACCTGTTACTGGAACTAACTCAGATCCAGATCCACCACCTCCAAGTATCTGTGCAGTGGCATCAAAATAAGTATCACCAGGTGTGGTCATCTGGATGAAATCTATACCACCATCATCTTTAAGGAAGACCTTACCAGCTGCAGATCCATCAGAACCATCATCTTCTATCTTAAGACGTAATGGATCATATCCTTCACCTGGGTCTAATACTTCTACAGCAGTCAATTCACCTAAGTCACCTTCAATGACTGCTCTTAATACTGCGTCTCTTATAGGAGTACCACAATTCTCAACTCTTAGTCTTGGTGGATCATTGGGATCATATCCACTTCCTTTTGCTTGTACATAAACATCCCTCACCCCAAATATACTATTGAATATTGGGATAATCTGAGCACCGCTACCTGGGACTGTTCTTGTCATACTACTACCAGATCACCTTTCATTGCTGGATGCATTGTGCACTGGTAAACATAAGTTGTACCAGCTGCTAGATCCATTGGGACTGTCCAATACTGGACTGATTCTTGGTCTCCTGTTACTCCTTCAGTCACTGCTGTACCACCTGCTGTCTGTCTGAGAGCAAGAGGGTGTGCTGCTGTTGTAGTATTATTCAACCTGTATGTAAATCCTCTATAGACATATATTGTTGGGTTATCTGTAGAAGGATCGACACCACCACCTGCTACTCTGTAAACACTATTGTTAGGTCCAGTGAAATTAAATCCTACTGTAGGTGATACTGTGGCATCCCAAGAAGTACCATTATGAATAAGATTGTTATTTTCTTGTGCAGTGTTAGAAATGTATACATCTGCGTTAACCGTTACTGTGTTTGAAGTTACAGCAGTTGTTACACCCTGGCCACCAGCGACACTAAGAGAGGATGTTGCGAGGGCAGCAGTTGTAGTACCACTGTCTCCAGTTACTGTCCTATACGTTACTTGCTCTACATTAGGAGAGTCATTTGTAATTGTGAGATTATCTCCATTAACAGCAGTACTAATACCAGTCCCACCAATGAGGTTAATAGTAGCAGTCGTACTGCTTGCGGTTTTGTTTCCTGAGTCACTTCCTATTACTCCGTAGGCATTTTGGTTTGCATCACCCAATGCCCCTGTCATGTTTATTGTGAGGGTGTCTCCGACGATTGCAGTCGAGATTTCAGTGCCTCCCGCAACTGTAAGGACATCAGTAGCAGCACTAGCAGTAGTACTGCCAGTGTCAGCAGTGAATCCTTCAAATAGATTTTGAGTGGTGCCACCACCTCCTCCACCCGAAGAATCATCATTTGCAGGCTCCCATGCACTGTTGCCAGCATTCCACTTAATAACTTGACCATCACTAGGACCTCCTCCTACTGTCATATCTACGTCGCCAAGATCACCAAGACTGTGATCCTCACCTATAATCTTCTTCCAACCACTACTAGTAGCATATCTAGCTGCTCCATCACCAGATACATATGCAAACATACCATGATGAGTAACAGCATCGGGGAGATCACCAGTTGTAGGGAAGTGATTACTATATTTTAGTTTACCATCAGCACCATCAATATATGTTAAAGCAGATCCTGTGCCACCAGCCCAGAGATGAATATCTCCACTGCCATTTGCTTGGATTGCTATATCACCATTGTTTGCTGATATGATTTTATGACCACCAACGTCTACATCTTCTGTAAACTTATTAAATGACCCCTCAGCAAACTGAGCACCATTCCACTTAAGTAGTTGATCCTGAGCTGGAGTGCCAACGTTGATTTGTAAATTGGTATCGTTACCGAGATTAGTATACAACTCATCAATGACGCTATTCAATTTAATAGCACCATCTCTTAGACTGTCTCCAGTCCCATCGTTTGCCGACGATCCAATTGCTAGGGTTTGCTTTGCCATGATAGTAGTCTTTACAGTGTTATTTAGGTGCCATCAAATGTTTGTAGTGTAGAGTCCATAGTAGATGAGGTACTATCGAATCTATTATCAGTGCTTCCACCATCTCCAGCACCCGCAACAGTCAATGTTACTGCATTAGAATCTAGTGGTGAGTTACTTGCAGCTTGTGGTGCACCTACAGGTCCAGCAATCCTACAACGGAATTTGTAACCAGTCATGTATGAAAGTGCAGTAACTGAATATGTGTCAGTTGTTGCACCAGTTATAGCAGCAAATGCGAATCCACCATCAGTGGATCTATACCATTGATATGCAACAGGTCCGTCTTCTGGTAATACCTGTTTCTGAATTGTGAATGTAGCAGTCTGACCAGCATTAACCGTTGCATTTTGTGGTTGCAAGGTAAATGTTAGGGTTGGTACCACTCCACCACCTCCACCATCTCCACCACCAGCAGGAGGAGCCTCAACGGTGAACGTGGTGTCAATAGTTTCTCTAGTTTTTAGTCCAACAATGAATGGAAACTTAGTGATATCGGTGTTAGTTTCATCTACTGTTAGGAAATATGCATATGTACCGTCCTGATATTCAGGTGTAATGGTGAATCTACCGTTATGAAGGTCTAAATCACCAGTCCCTTCGACATATTCATAGTCCTCCATAAGAGTACCAGCTGGAGGATTATCACTTGTATTACCATAATCAGGTCTTCCTGCTATTTCTGTGTCTCTTACAGCATAACCAGTCCTCATTGTCCTAGTACCACTCAAATTATTGAATGGTGTAGCATAACCATAAGGTCCATAGATGGGAAATCCATCAAATGCTATACCAATTATCTTAGAATGACCGTCTGGGTGACGAATATTGTCTCCATTATACTGAGTACCACCATAATAATCATTATATGATGCCATAGATGACCCTGCTCTCCAACAATCTAGGAAATGTGGGTCATGATAGTGATATTGACCTGATTGTTCTGGGTGACCACCACAATTATCCTCTCCAGAGTTGACAAAAGTGAGATCTCCAGCAGCAACCCAACTAAAACCTGATGGAGGATTGAGTCCAGCACCAGCAGAAGGGTTAAAAATAGCAACTCCATTACCAGCAATGCCAATTTGACCTAAAGGAGTGTCACCTCTTCCATTTCTTTGGTCAAAATACTCCATTGTACCACTAACAGGAGTAGTTGCTTGGTCTGCTACGATGAAATCTAGTGTAGTATCGGTAGATAACCAACATTCACCATCAATTGAAGTAAATGTTGTGCTTCTAAAGATGAATTTTTGCTTTAATCCATCACTAAAAACAACCATTATCTCATCATTGACATCAATATCAGGGTTTGGACCAGTAAAAAGAGTTAAATCGTTTGTTGAGATTGTTGCTCTTCTAACAAATCCATCATGCGTATATCCATTATTATCAAATGTGCGAGTAATTCCAAATGTGCCTCCACGGTATAAGAAATCATGATCCCAATCCTTCTCTTGTATTGTATTAGGGTTATTGTCATTAGGGAACGCACCAGGAATCACAGGAGCAGGGAGGGCATCCGATGCTACTGTGATTATCTTGGTTGCGTTATCGTAGGAAGCAGTTGCTGCCATTGTTTTACTTTTATTTAGATGTCGTCAAAGATCAGATTAGGTGTGAAGTTACTGATTACAGTAGCACCTGTCTGGACGCTAAGGATAGCGGATAGTGAGTAAACTGGAGTTGCACCAGCAGCAGTGATTGCGACTCTGTATTCGTCACCATCGTCTGCCTGTGCAGCATTGTTTGTGTTGTATGTTGCTTGGTTAGCACCAATGATGTTGCTCCAAGTTTGTGTGCCATACTCCTTCTTCTGCCACTGATAATTCATTGTCTGACCGTTAGTTACAGTAGAAACAACTGTGAATGCAGCAGTCTGACCTTGGTTAACAGTTACGTTAACTGGATCTAGAGTAATTGCGATTGTGCCTGGAGTAATTCCTCCTCCACCACCTTCTTCACCAGATGGACCTTCGCCTGCGAGAACGTCAAATCCACCGTTAATAGGACCACCTGTAGGTGGTACGAAATCATCTGGGACTACGTTATCAATTGCAACGGAAGGAGCTGAGTAACCAACACCAGATGTCTTAACATCTATGCGTGTAATACCCATCAATGCTTTAATGCGTGAATCAAATCCAGAAGAAGAAATAACATCCACGTTAGGACGTGAAGTGTAACCATCGCCAGGATTAGTTAGTGTAGCACCAGTAATCTGACCAGAGGTTATTGCAGCGATAGCAGCAGCATTTCTACCCTTAACAGATCCAGTGTATTCAAATGTAATCAAGGAGTTAGAAGACTCAATTAGAGCAACTTCACGATTAAATTCTTCACCTTCAATTGCTAATCTATCACCAGCTTCAATTGGTGGGACAACGGTTGCTGCAATAACGTCTGCGTCAGATCCAATGTATGAGAAACCAACGAAGGTCGCACCCGCACGAGGAACTTCAGCGAAGATAATACGTGAACCAACGATCTCATATGCAACTCCTGGTTCCTGTATAACACCGTTAAGAGAAACAATAATATTATTCTCAGGACGTATAGTGTTAGAAGAAACACCTTCAGTTAGTGTTAAGGAGTAGAATAATCCACCACGCTTAAGGTTGAATGAAGATCTCAATGAGTCAAACTCGAAGGAGATATCATCTAACTGACGTAACTTACCAACATAGTATCCAATAAACTCAGATCCAATTTCAGGTGGTTCAGAGAATTGTATCTTGTCAGAGAATGCAACATAAGAATTATTACCACCTGGAGGTTGTAGGATACCATTTACAAATGTAAGTAGGTGTCCAGCAGGATCTGGGAAATATGCCTGACCATTTGAAATGGTTAAGTCAAATGTTGATTGAGTGCCATCAAATCCACGGAAGTAACGATCAACTCTACCTTCAAGGACTCTAGCGGAAGAAACACCTGCACCCCAATTGAAGTCAGACTTAAGTGACATGTTGTCAACAAATGTGCCATTAGCAGATTGTACCCAGATTGTACCTGTAATACCTTGCTGCTCTATTGCAACTACCTGTGCGTAAGATGTATAAGTAGTCTCAGTGTATGAAGAAACACCAGCATATATTGTTGGGAAATTAGATCCTATTTCAATCTTACCAATGTTATTACCACCAGCAGTTAGATCTGTTAAAGGAGCACCAACACCAACATCATTCAAGTTAGCAATCCAGAGTTTGTGAATTCCATTATCAGGATCGTTAACATACTTGGTAACGATAGCAGTGAATCCTGGATTCTTCTGCACAGTACCTTGTAGGAGTTTTACTTCATCACCAACGTTGAATGTGTCTGAAACACCAGTGTCAATGATTGCTACACCTAGATCCAATTCTAGTGTTCTTGTACCATGTAACCACTGGTTAAGTTGAATTTGTGTTCCAGTAATACCCTTAATTTCTAATATGTAATCTGTAATACTACCATAGATAACATCACCAGGATCCCATTGTCCTTCTAAGGTTTCAACATCAATAGTGATTCTACCACCTTCATTACCAGTTAGGTTTCCTTGCTTACTTACATAGTTGTCCATGTAACCTTCAATAGAACCCACCTTACTGAAGAACCAATCACCAGAAGCGAATGCACCAGATTTAACGTTGATTAAGAATCTGTCAGATGGAACACCGACTGTATGCTCTGCACCACTATCAGCACCTTCAATTACATCTCCATCAGCGATAGTACCAGCAATTGTATGTAACTTAACGATAGATGCACCAGTCTCAGAATCAGGTGTTGCCGACTGTAACATAAAACCTGTGTTAGATGGAGCACCTTGTACTGCCACTTGCTCACCCATCTTGAATTGATCATAAGCACCAGCAGTTTGACCAGCAACTGTTGGATAATGAGTATAAAGTTTGTAGATCTTACCTTCGTTTGCTACGACAGATCCAATCTCAGCATTAGCACCAGATGTACTACCATATACAACAT